AGGAAATGCTAGAGAAGATTGAAAGAGCTGCGAGATTATGTTATAAGTCAGAAGACAAAATAGAAGAAGGAAGTGCTGAGAAGTTAGTAAAGGGATTGATTAAGTCAAACCACATGGCAATGATAGAACATATAGGATTTTCAGCAGATATTATATGTGATCGGGGTATTTCACATGAGATAGTAAGACATAGACTTTTTTCATTTGCGCAAGAGTCTAGTAGATACTGTAACTATAGCAAAGGTAAATTTGATAGTGAAATAAAAGTAATAAGGCCCTCTGGGTTATCAGTGGAACCATTAGATAGTGATAAAGCTCTAGCTTTGTCTATGGCAAGGCAAGCATGGGAATATGCAATGAAACAAGCTGAGAATCAATATATGTGGATGTTAGACCTTGGTATGAGTACAGATATTGCTAGATCAGTATTGCCTACTTGTACAGCAACAGAAATTTTTGTGACAGGCAATGTGCGTGAATGGAGGCATTTCTTTGAATTAAGGACAGATTCACATGCTCATCCAGATATGCAAGTAATTGCAAAAAGCTTATTGAAGCAATGCAGAGAAAATATACCAATATTTTTTGATGATGTGGGGGTGCTTTGATGGATATAGATCAATACAAGAAAGCGAATGATATTGTACCAAAGATAGAAAGTTACGAGAATATTATTAAAGTATTGAGTGAAGATGGTAACGGAAGATTAGAAATTTCTGCTTTTTATAAAACAACAAAAGTAAATAAGAATAGTTGTTGTCCCACATTAACATTTACAGATTTTGAAGAAATGCTAGATTGTTCCAAAGAGATTAAACCATTTATAGTAGAGATATATAAGAAAAGGGTTGCTGATTTAAAGGAGGAATTAAGTAAACTATGAGTGACAAAGACCTTCAACAACTTAATGATATCTTAAATGAGATATGTGATAATATGCTTTTAGATATCAATGAAAGTTTACAAAAATATATGAAATTAGTTAACAAGGAAGAATATGAAGAAGGATTTCAAGATGGTGTTTTATGGGTAAACAGATATATTGAACGAGCACTAAGAGATACAAAAAGTAAATATGAAAAAAGGAGAAGATTAAATGAATAAACAAGGAATTAGATTTGCAGGTATTGTAGGAAGTTTTGTGTCAGTAATAGTTATTGTTATGTTTGCTAGTGTTATTATAGGGGCATTTTTATTCCCATATGCAATTAATACATGGTTAGTTTATATGGGTAAAACAGCAGTTGTTTTATGGTGGCATGGAGCTTTATTAGGGGCAATTCCAGGAATTTCTCAAACATCAATTCCGTTAGCAATTGTTACTTACATTGCAATGTTATTTTTGGTATAAGCATATAAAATATAAACAATGGAGTTGGTGGTATACCTGAAAGAATACATATATGAATACAAAAGTCCTTGTTGGTTTAAAGGAAACTGCAATATAGAAAGTAAAGATAATTGTGGGTCAGGGTGTAGCAGATACTCTGAAATGCATTATCTTTTGAATACATCTAATATACCGGATGGAATGATTGAACCAAATATGCTTTATCCAGAAGAAATAGATTATGAAGCGTTTAAGACCTTAGCAAGTATAAAAGAGGATATAGAAAATTTTGTTGATAAAGGTAATTTTTTATACCTTTGGGGAGAGAATTGTGGCTCTGGAAAAAGCTCGTGGGTTATAAAGATGTTGAAAACCTACTTAGCTTTAAAGCATATTGGAAATAATTTTAAAGATATTGCATGGTTTGAATATGTCCCTACATTTATGTTACTTGCAAAAGAATTTAAGTCAAAAGATAGAGAAGAGCATATTGAAGCACTAATGTCAAGAGATTTAGTCATACTTGATGATATAGGGTGTGTTGCTACAAGTAAATATGATTACAGTATTTTGATATCTGTTATTGATTCAAGATATAGTAATAATAAAAGTACATTATTTACTTCAAATTTATCCCCTAAAGATTTGGAAAGTGCTTTAGATGCAAGACTAGCTGATAGAATACTATCAGGCTATGAGGTTAGAATACAAGGGGCCTCAAGACGCGGAAAAGGTAACATCTATATTCCGTCAGGGGGTAAAACATGAGTGTTGTAGAATATCAGTTACTTAATAAAGTAATAAATGAAAAGGATTTTACTATTTTAGAAAATAATTTATTGACTAAAGAGTATTTTCCTGTTACAATAAAAGAATATGAATATCTTGAAGAATATAGTATAACATATAATGCAGTACCAGATAGAGAAACATTTATAAGTAAATTCCCAGATTGGAAATTCATTGATGTAAAAGAGCCAGTTAGAGCATTAGTAGACACAATAAGAGAAGCCCATACATTTGTTAAAGCCTGTTCTATGTTCTCTAAAGCATCCGAAATATTTAAAGATGATGCTAACAGGGGTGTAGAATATATTCAAAAAGTAATGATAAATGAATTACAGCCTAGTTATTCATTTACATACACGGATATAATAAAAAACAAAGAAAGATTCAAAGAATGGCAGGATAAACTAGATAATAAAAAGGATTATTTTATACCTTCTGGTTTTGATGCATTAGATGAAATAACTTATGGATGGAAACGCAAGGAAGAATTTGCATTGATAATGGCCCGCACTGGGGTAGGTAAAACGATGTTTGCAATAAAGACTGCTCAACATGCATGGAGTTTAGGGTATAATGTGGCATTCTTTTCACCAGAAATGTCAACAAATACATTAGGGTATAGATTTGATAGTGCAAATAAAAATTATTCAAATGCCTCACTATTACATGGGGATTACATAAAGGGGTATGCAGACTACTTAGATGATTTAAGTAAATCAAATGATTCATTTAATGTAGTAGAATTAAAGGATTTTAATTATGATGTTACAGTACCAAAATTAAGAAATTTTTGTAAAAGTGTGAAAGCAGATATACTCGTATGTGACGGATTTGATTACATTACAGATTGTAGGGCTAGAAAATATGACAGTAGAGAAGATAGGATGGGGCATATTTCTCAAGATTTGCTAATAAGTTCTATTGATTTAAATATTCCAGTATTAGGGGTAATTCAATCAAATAGAAAGGGTTCTGATAAAGAAGAACTTGATACTGAAAATATAACAGGTGCGGATAAAATAGGAGCATCATGCACTAGACTTATTTATTTAAACAGTTGTGGACCAGCTTTAAAAGTTGGAGTGGCTAAAAATAGGTATGGTAGAGATAAGGCATCTGTATTATATCAATGGAATATTGATAACTCCCAATTTTTTCATATTCCAAGTATTGATGATATTAAAAAAGAGCCTGATAGTGTAAAATCAGTAGAAGAAGATAAAAATAAATTTAAAAGCATTTTTTAGGGGAAGGTGGTATCATTACAAGACATAAACCATGGAAAACAAGAAAACGTCAAATTTTAAGATTTTTTATTGCACAGTATAATATAAGAAAGCATTCAGCGGTATTTCCAACAGATTTTGAAGAATTAGACGAATATGAAAAAGCAATGAAATTTATGCAAGCATTGGAAGAAGGTCCATTTGAAACATGCCCTGCTTGTGGCAGTAAAAGGGTAGGTTGGGCAAGAGCATGTCCATTATGTTTCAATGGGTATAATGATAAGGAATTGGGTAAGATTGAAAGTCTACTTGTAACTCATTGTTATGATTGTGGGTATACCGGAATAGAGGATTTTTAGGATGTGGTGCATATATTAATTGTTAATGGTATTCCAATTTTAATACCAATATATAATATATTAATTGATCTACGAAGAGAATTGCAACTTGCAGGAATAGATTTATTACATGAAGTAAAAGCACCTAGATACACAGGCCAAGATGTTACGGTTACATGTATTTTTCACAAGAATGGACAAGAGAAAAAACCGTCCGCAGGGATAACAACATGTGATAAACAATACAATGGAAGAACATTAAAAACAGGAACTTATTCATGTTTTACATGTAAGAAAACAGTTGATTTTGATGAGTTTATATCAAATTGCTTTGGGCATATAAATGATATGGGTACATATGGTGCAAAGTGGTTAATTGAGAGATATGGAGAATTTGAATTAGAAGATAGAAAAGAATTGTTTCCAACACTGACAAGAGATACACATAAAAAGGTAGAGGAGGCTAATGAGTACATTCCAGAGGAGCGATTGGATAGATATGCATACATTCACCCTTATATGTATAAAAGATATCTTACAGATGATTTAATAAATTTTTATGATATTGGGTATGAAAAAGAATGTAAACTGTCAGAAGAATTAAAGCCATTTGAAGCAATAACATTTCCAGTCAGAGATATAGAAGGTCAAGTTATATTTGTAGCAAAGAGATCAATTAATTCAAAGCTATTTGTGTTACCTAATAATTTAGAAAAGCCTATATATGGAATATATGAGGTTAATAAATTGTTTCCAAATGCAAAAGAAGTATATATAACAGAGTCAGTCTTTAATTGTTTAACTTTAATAAACTATGGTATACCTGCAATTTGTATTTTTGGCACAGGGAGTCATGAGCAATATAGTGTATTAAAATCTTTATCATATAGAAAATACATATTAGCATTAGATTCTGATAATGCAGGTTATAAGGGAATTAAGAGACTAATAGAAGCATTAAAGAATGCAAAGTTATTAGAATGGATTAGTTTACCAAAAGGAAAAGATATAAATGATTTAGGATACTTGACAAAGGAAGAATTTTTTGATAGAATAGAATTCCACAGTATTTCAGATATTGATGATTATATAATTAAGGAGGAAAAACAAAATGAAATTATCTACTAAGATTATAGTTGAAATTAACTCATGTGATGAAGTAGACTCTGATATTGTTGATACTTTTAACAGTATGAATGATAAAGAACGAAGAGGATTATTAGAGGAAGGGTTACAAGAAGGATTACTAGAAGAGTTGGGAAAACCTGAAATTGGCAATATTGTAGTAAAATGTTTAAGATGTGAACTGTTAGATTTATCTTGACATAGCAGTATAAAGATGTTATAATAGTATACACAAACAAAGGAGATGCATATAAAATGACTAAGATTAAACAACTTCTTTCAGACAAAGGTATTCACGTATCAGCAAATGATACAAAAGTGTTTGTCAATAAGACAAGAGTTGTAAAGGCAGAAACAAGACCAATTATTCTTGATAATTTTGAACATAAGAAGATTATTAAGAAGGTAAGAGAAGAAAGACTAAAGGCAAAAGAAAAGAAATCAGTAATTAAAAAATAAAAAAAGAGGTAGATAAATTTATGGCAAGATTACAACCACAGCAAGTAGTAGAACGTTTACAGAAGCAGTCTGAGCAGTATGAGAAATCAGACTTTAAGAAGATTACAAATTTTAAACTGGAAAATGATAAGGACACTGCGAGAGTAAGATTCCTATTCAAACTACCTCAAGATGCAGATTTCTTTAGTGTACATACATTACAGATGACCTCATCTAAAGGAACAAATTATCCAATGGATGTTAGTTGTATTGCAGATGGTAAAACGGAATGCCCATTTTGTAGAGAATCCGCTAAAAATACAAAGGAAGTAAAATTTCCTTTGATTGGTAAACGTAGAGATTCAGTGTATATGCCTTTGATTGATATTTATAAATTTAAGGAAGATGAAAAGGGAAATTTATTGCTTGAAAATGGTATGCCTATTAGAGAAGTAAGCCCTGAATATAAAGTATGGAAACGTTCAGCTACTTTTTATAAAAATTCTTTAGCACCATATGGTAGTCGTTATAGCCCAATGTATAATAAGATTACCGAAATTGAACGTAATGGGGTAAAAAATGATATTAAAGTATCATTTGGTATGTTCCCATGTGATAATGATTATAAGGGAGAGCCATATACTAAAGAAGTAGATATTGAAAAGTTAAAAGAACAGTTTGAAGTTAAGCCAGAAGATATTTATGGTACTAATGATTCATTAGTAAAGGAATGGACAGCAGATCAGATGGAGCGATTTATTGAAACAAAAGAAGATCAGACTGGTGTAGATTCTGATACACATGAAGAAGCTACTCCAACAGAAAATAAACGAGAAGAACAAGAAGTGGAAGAAGCCACACCACGCACAAGAGTTAAGAGAGGTACGTACGG